TGAGATCTCATCCTCATCCTCCCTAGCAACCGATGGCGAATCCATCTTACTGATTTCGTCCATAGACAATTGAATGTGGCAGCGCCCATAAACACTGACAACCTCTTGTGGCTTAACTACACACTGGACAAGCTTCCAAGTAAGACCCCACCCCTTGCCACCAAACCAGAGACCACCACATTGGAGAACACAAGCTACATTGCTCTTCTTAGGAATGAAATCCATTGGAGTCATGTTCTCATTCTCGCAAGGAAAGATGCGCTGCTGCTTAGTATCGTAGATCTCAACAGCCCAGCGACCATTGTAGTTTGGAACCTTGGCGCGAATAGAAGGCGGCTTGGTAGGATCAACCTTCTTAGTTGTCTTATCCTTCGTGTACTTAAGGAACGGGAAGAATGTATGCTTGACAACAGGGAGAGTCATCTCCTCACCAAACCATGCCTCGCTATTCGTCACTGCGTCCTGGAGAATCTGACTCTCAAACTCCTTTACCTTCTCGAGAAACTCAGTAGTAGCAGGAGTTGCAAAATCAGCATTTGGGAAATTCAGCGAAATGGTAAACTTACCATCAGATTCACCTGTCTTTTCGTCCACAAAATCAGTAACCCCCCAAGTCATCATGAGAGGCGTTGCTGCGTGCAACGAACGATTTGACTGAGTGCTAATAATAGCAATCGACTTACCACCACGATCATTTACCTTCGGCTGCATGTAACGAATAGCCCCGGGCTTCCATTCAGACGAACTCAAAACAATAGGAGTAGACGGCTTCGACATCATTTTCTAAAATAACCAACAACGAACAAGTTATACATTAATTATTGCCAAATCTTTAAATCAATTTTTTAGATTAATTGTCAAATAATCGCATCACGCAAAAAAACGATATTGTAGCCGAGCTTAGCAAATATATAATTCTGTCAACAATTTAAAAAAAAATATATATCTATGGTATAACAATCATAATAATGAATAATTGTTTTTATCCTGACAGAGAAGATATAACTAATAATAAGAAAAAAAAATACACAAAAACTGCTTCACAGGAATTGCTGTGTTACAACGATTATGTCAAAAACAAAATATCTCTAAAATCGTACAAAGTGCCTCAGCTTAAAATTATAGCAAAACAACACAATCTCCATGTTACGGGAACCAAACCCACTCTAATAGATAGAATTTCTGATTATTTTGATAGAACAAAACATGCGATATTAATCCAGCGAGTTTTTAGAGGATGTGTTGCAAGGTACTCAGATTTTTTAAGAGGGCCTGCTGCGAAAAATAGAAAGCTATGCGTAAATGACAAAGATTTTGTAACTCTCGAACCACTAAATGAAATAAGTTATGAAAACTTTTTCAGTTACACAGATTCGAAAGATTTTACATATGGGTTCGACATTAATTCTATTGTAGAGTTAATGAGCAAAAACAAACACATTACAAACCCTTATAATCGAGAAAAGTTTGACGCAAATACGCTTTCCAATATTAACACTCTTCATAGATTATGTATAATAATGTTTGACGATTTCAAGAAACATCCTGCTCCACAAGAACAACCCGTTCGCGTAGAATCTAATAACCGCAATGAAAACATATTATACAACGGTGAGCGTTTTAACATAAATAACGTTAGCAATTTAGAACAAAGAACTAGAATAATGAACTTAATGGAAAGCCGAAGAAACGATTCTTTAAATCAACGAATAAACAATATTTTTCATGAATTAGATCAATTAGGAAATTACACTCAAGCAACGTGGTTTACATCGTTAACATTGCAAGGTTGCATAAGATTATATAGAAGTTTATACGATATTTGGTACTATAGAAGCCATCTAAATAATGAAACTAGACAAAAAATATGCCCTTTAACTTATCCATTTGAAACCGCTGCGGAGAGAAATAGAGGTGCAAATTTAAGCTTAGAAACCATACAGCATATATGCACAGAAGTTATTGAAAATTTTATTTTTATGGGCACAGACAATGACCATAGACAATTAGGAGCTTTTCATTCTCTTACCGCAATGACAATCGTCTCTACTAGTGCTAGAGAAGCGATGCCTTGGTTGTACGAATCAATATTTATGTAATCTATTTATACTATTGCAAATTATTCAATAGTACAAATAAAATTTTTTAGTTAAAAATAAATATTTATTGTTTTACGTTTTTTATTTAATTTTCACATAATCCATTAGCAGTACTCGAGTTATGAAAAATTGATTTATTATATTATCTTGAAAATGATTTAAAAGCAATCTGAGTTTAATAAGTATAATAGCCAGAATGGTTAGAACTTCTAAGTCGTCTACTACCCCCGTTGCTCCTGTTTCTGCCTCCGTCAAGGTTGAGGTTGCCGCCAAGGCCCCTCGCGCCAAGAAGGTCGCTGCTCCCAAGGTTGAGGTTGCCGAGACCCCCGTTGTCGACGCCGCCGCCCCTGTTGCCCCTGCCGCAACTGATGCTTCTACTCTCCCATTGAAGATGAACGAGTACAGCGCCAAGCTCCAACAGCTCGTTGGCCTCCTTTCCACCCTTAAGAATGATTTCAAGACCCTTGAGAAGGTTGTCTCCCGTGAGATGAAGGCCGCCCAAAAGGCCTCATCGAAGAAGCGCCGCAATAACGGCAACCGCAAGCCCTCTGGTTTCGTTAAGCCCACCCGCATCACCGACGAGCTTGCTGGTTTCCTTGGAAAGGCAGTTGGCACTGAGATGGCTCGCACTGACGTGAGCAAGGAGCTCAATGCCTACATCCAAACCCATGGTCTTCAGGACAAGGCAAATGGTCGCAAGATCAACCCCGATGCCAAGCTCACCAAGCTTCTCAAGCTTAGCAAGGAGGACGAGCTCACTTACTTCAACCTCCAGCGCTTCATGAAGCACCACTTCATTAAGGCCGAGGTACCAGTCGTTGCCACCGCTTAAAATAATAAAGAAAAAGTAGAAAAGTTGTAAAAAAAAGAAAACCCATTAAAAAGAAAAACCATCAAAACAAAAAAAAGCAATAAAAAATTAATAACTTGCGTGCATAAAATTCAAAAACTTTTCATGATAATATTTACATTATCACGAAAACCATATAAATATTCCAATCCATATTTTTTAATAATGTCGTCAAATACTTTTGAAGAAACATTAAACGAATATGTAGCCAAACACAATCCAACAATTCACATATTAACGCCGTGTTTTGGTTCAGTTTGTTTTGTAAACTATGTTCATTGTTTAATCTCAACCCTGGATACATTGAAAAAATACAAAATTGGCGTTAATGTTGATTTCTGTAAGAACGATAGTTTAGTGTCGAGAGCAAGAAACAATCTTGTAGCTAGAGCCATGAGCAATCCGAAAACAACGCATATTTTATTCATAGATAACGACATAACATGGGACCCAGTAGATGTTCTTAAATTATTGGTTTCCAACAAACAATTAGTAGGAGGAATTTATCCATTAAAACATTATAACTGGAATAACCTTCTTCATGATAAAAAAAATCCCACTTCCAATAACGTTATTGAATCATGGTTAGAAAGAAAAAACAATTCACAGTTCAAGGACATGATTAGTGACGAAAACATGGTGCAACATAAAGTTTTAGCATATAATCTCAACTATTTAAACAATACTGTTCAAGTAGAGAATAATTTGACAAAGGTAAAACACATTGCTACTGGGTTTATGATGATGCAACGCAATGTTATTGAAAGCTTATCGAAAGCTTTCCCGTCAACGAAATACACAGATGATGTGAGTTTTTTAAAACCTGAAGAAAATAAATACGCGTACGCTCTTTTCGACTGCGGAGTTGAAGACGATCATTATTACTCTGAAGATTGGATGTTCTGCCATAGATGGACAAAATTGGGAGGGGACGTTTACGTAGACGTAACTATTAATTTAACACACACAGGAATCGAAGATTACAAAGGATCCTTACTAGCATCATTGATCTAATTTTATAATAATATTAATTATGTAACATTATTATATAATGACTTTAGAACAACTAGTAGATAATTCAAAAACAGACAAAAATACCAGGCATTCTTATTTATCTCTTTATGATCATTTGCTCATAAGCAAGAAAGAAACTGCTAAAAATGTATTAGAAATAGGAATAGGCAGCAGTGATCAGGGGTTTACAAACGGAGGGAGTATAAAGTTATGGCATGATTATTTTATAAACGCAACAGTTTATGGTTTAGATATTTGCCCTTTAGAGAACGTATGGGATGAAATTAAAAATAAGGAAAGAATTACGTTGCATACGTCAAGCGATGCTTATAACGACGATTTTTTTATTACACATTTCTTAAATAAAAATATAAAATTCGATTTTATATTAGACGATGGACCACATACATTGGAAAGTATGAAACAATTTATAAAATTATATTCTCAAATAATTACAGAAGATGGTATATTAATTATTGAGGATATTCAATCGTGGGATTGGATTGATATATTAAAAAATGAGGTTCCTGAACATTTGAAGCAATTTATTAAATCTTACGATTTAAGATCAAATAAAGATCGTTACGACGATATTGTTTTTACAATAGATAAATCTAATATTTAAATTAAGACAAATCGCGATCTAATTTGCAAATACAAACCCTTCTTTCTCCATTATCTCTTCTAACTCTTTCTTATCTACATTTTTTTCTATAATATCAATATTGTCCCATTGTTCAAACTCATTGGTGTTAAAACGAAACATCATGTATGTCTTTAATAACCCGTTATAATCAGAAACGTATTTCGTATTCTTTACTAACCAAAGGTAAAACCCATAAGGATTGTTATTTGTTGAACAATACTTATTATACTCATTGTACCATCTCATTGATTCTCGTAAAGAAGTGTTTGAATTAATGTTGTAATCTGTTCCTGAGAGAACCATTATCTCGCTAAACTGATTTTTAGTTAATTTCAGTTCGCGAAGTATTTCCTTTGTATCATACAAAACAACAGTATGATTCATTAAACTCAAATTGCGTATAACATAATCACATCCATACAAGAACATATCCATGTCGTCGCTCATACATGCGTATGCCTTTCCATTCTTTAATAAATAGGCGCATAGTTTATCTGCTTCGCCATTTGCGTCAAAGTAATTTACTCCATACGCATTCATTAGCTTTTTTACTTTCTGAATATCTTCATCTCGAACCTTTACCATTTGTCTTTTTAAACTGTTCATTTCTTTAATAATTTCATCACTCTCTTCGTTCGTAGCAACTTCCAACTTTGCCTTAAGCAAATTATACTTACTTTCAGCATCTTTTTTTTCTATTCTTCGTTGCCTCAATAATTCGCGCTTTTCTGG